ACATTGGCGCCTCTTATAATTTTCTGCTGTAGAGTTTGATTATCATCATAAGCTCTGCTCATTGATCCCTCTTAGGTTATGTATATAGTATAATCTCTCACGACCATTTTGTCAAGCTATTTATCAAAAAGCGATAATTGTTCAGCATTTTCCGGATCGGTTTTCTTAGTTTGTAGAATATCTTTTCTGCTAATGCTCTGGGCACTCCTAACTGCTATGTTGGCGCTGTTGCCGACATCTTTATCTAAATTAGCAAAAAACATATTCAAGTTATCGGAAAGGCTTTTAAGGGCCTGAAAGATTTCTCCAACTTCTTGGTTTAATAGATCAGCGGCCTTCGCGAGCATCTCTGCGATTTTCTTGCGACCTACTTCAATTGTTCCCAAATCATCTATATTTTCAATCGCAAGAACTTGTGTCTGGGTAATGTGAAATTTAAATGTTCGGAGGTATCCTAAACTATTTAGCAGACACATTTTCTTTTGTTCGGTTCCAAGCATGTTGTATTGATCCCGGGATTCCTCGGGACTTAAAAACTCATTCTCGGCAACCATTCTATTTAGTTCGGCCTTGCGTTTGTCTTTTTGTTTCGTGGCCCCCACCGAAGCAATAACCGCATTATTACCGTCGCGAATCGCATTTCTGAAACTTTGCAGCCCTTTATGGCCATTTTGTTTTTTAAGCTGGGCCGGCCACTTGAGCCGTTCTAATGTTTTATTTATTTTGCTACCCTTCGACATGTCTAGTCTAGACTGGCCGCGAACTACGCCGACTTCGCTCCCGCCACCATAGGTAGCGGGGTTGGCCGGGAGGAAGATTTCATCATCCTTAGCAAATTTTAGCGCCGTGAGAAATTCTTGAATTTGATCCTGGCTTATGACAACCTGATCTTTTGCAAGGCGCTTGATAAAGCCGGAAAACTTTTTACTATCTTCAATTCCGTTTATGAATATTTTTTCCAATTCTTCTGGCGACGGCAGGTTAGACTGGGAAGGCAAGCTATCGTTCATGTAATTCTCCATTCCTCTTGTAACTCCTTTCTTCACCGCGCTTACAATTTCCGTAGGCAACATGATACACAAGCGCGACTTATCGCTAGAATTAATAAGAATGTTCATAATATTGTCAAGAGTGAAGTCAAATTGATAAAAGTGAATGTTGCCCTCCTGTTCTAGATCTTCGCCTTCCAAAGTTTTAGTGCAAACCACATATCTCATCGCATACGGAAAAGCGCCGGCCCACTTTTTAGTCTCCTCCCCTTCCATTGTTAAATCTCTCACCAAGTCTGTCCAGCTGCCGCCAACTTCAAGACCGCCTTCTCGATATAACTTGAGACTTACGGGAATCATTTTATTCTCAGAGTTATCAACATAGTCAGCAATTGTGCCGGTGTTAGCTGGAATTTGATAACCATCGCTCAAAGTTGCCAAGAAGGACTCAAAACTAAATCCAGCGGAGGATGCATTAAAATTTGTGATAACTTTTGTAAGCGTCTTATAAAATACAAGATAAGAAATTGCCTGGACAATTGTTTTGGTTCGATCGGATCCGGCCTCCGTTTCTATTAATCCAATGCCATCAGAATAAAACGATGATACTTTTTTAATCTTTTCTTTAAGACTGCCGCCTTTCACGTTGGAAAGATAACCCTCCAATAGCCGTCTTTGCGGGCCTTTATCAATAATGTCGCCCGCATCAGTTGTTCTAACATCTGACCACCCAAGCTCGGAAACGGCAATGTCGGGAATTAAGTTTAACAGCATTTGTAACTGCTGAGACTCTGGTTTAGTTTCAAGATCAATTTGAGGAGGCGTTTCCTCTTTAATTATTTTAACTGGAGAACTCAGCTCCTCTTCAATCATTTCCAGCAACATGTTTAAATCAAATTTTTGTATTTGCTTAAGATATTCTTCTCTTAAGATTTCACGTAGTTCAGACATTTGTTTCCTCACACAACAATATCGGCAATTCCAAGTTTAACCGCTTCCTCTGCAGATAAATAGACATTAACTTTGCGTTCCAGCATTTTTTTAAGCTGAGATTTGGTCATCTTTGTTTCGGCTATCAGACACCTTGCATACATTTTTTGCAGGTCGGAAATTGCTTCAAGTTCATTTGTTAAATCATGGAGGTTCCCATGGTTGCCTGCCGCTACCGAATGAATCATAATTCGACAATTTTTTGCAATTCTGCGCTTGCCTTTTGTGCCGGCAGCTAACAGCAAAACGCCGGCAGACATAACCTTGCCTAAACCAAGCGTGTGTATTTCGCTATCTTGCCTAATCAAGCGCATTGTGTCATAAAGCGCGAACATGTCATCAGCAGAGCCGCCATAAGTTGAAAGATAAAACTCAATAGCACGTTTTTTATCTGAATCGGCTTCAATTTTATTCATTTCATTCAAATAAAGCATGGCATGAATAACCTCTGCAACTTTTTCCTCGCTAATGTCGCAAAACATTCCAATTGTTCTTAGATCTGGTTCTGCGGCGCCGCCAAGAGCAATAGGGTCTATCAAGAGAACTTTTTGATCATCATCGACGCTAGCTTTGATTTTATCTATAAGTTTTTTAATCATTCTTAGTCTGACTTAAAAGTTGTTGCACGAAGTGTTTATTATCTTCAAGATATTTCATGGCACTATTCCAGTTATCAAAATCAACGAGGGGATCGTAAAATTTAGGATGCAAGTCCAACATTCCTTTAATTGCCTTGTTTTTATAATTGGCAACTTCCAAACTAAAAGAACGCTTAAAATCTCGAATGTCTTTATCGCTCTTGCCCATTTCTTGCATTTCTCTAAGACGAATGGTACGCGCATAGTAAAAGTTTTCCATGGATTTTGCTAAAACACCCAAACTAACTAGTTGCGAAACACGAATCAAACCAATGCTAATTTTAACAGAACGAAAGAAATAAAACGTTTTATGCGTCATATATCCAAATATAAAAACCAATAAATATAACCACCAATATCCCATAATTACCTCAAAAAATTAACCACTGAGTTGCCCCAGTGGTTAATGTATCACAAAATTATGCTTTTGTCAAGTTACTTTGTAAGCCTCTTCATGATGCGCTCAGCCAGCTGATCGGCCATCTGCTCTTTCTTGTGTTCGCGGTGGAGACGAGCAGCAACACGTTTAGCGACTTCGGCAACGACTGCCTGCTCATCTATACCGCCGCCAAGATCTTTTTTAGGAAAGAGGATCTTGCCCTCGGCGTCCAGACACTTTTTGCCATCCCATGTGCCTTTGCGGTCCTCTTCGCAATGCTGTTTATCGCTGCCACTTCCGACGCCCCTAGGTGTACGGTGTTCTGGCGGAGGATACTTCTGTGTCGCCAGGGAGATCTCTTGAAGTGCGGGCTCGGCTGGCTCTTCCTCTTCGATTTCAAATTCTTCTTCAGGCTCTTCAAGGCCTTCAAAGTCTTCGGGCGCTCCAGCCTCAAGTTCTTCGCCTTCCATTTCTGTGTCTTCAACATCCATTTCAATGCCGCGATCTTCGGCCCAATCTTGAATGTGCTGAAGGAGACTAACAGCGGCTTCTTTTTCTCCGGGGGCGTCTTCTTCGGGGTCCATCTCGGGCTCGGGCACATCTTCTACTGGTGGCTCTGGAAGACCTTCATCAGCTTCGGCGCCGGGCTCAGGCAATGGGCCCTCTTCTTCATCTCGGGCGCCCGCCATCGGAGGATAGTCACCAAGCTCATGAAGCCTTTTTTCACCAATTGGTCGCAAACTAGCGAGTTTCATAAATTGGCGGATCTCGCCTTCGGTTAACAATTTTTTACGAGCCATTTTAAAATCTCCTTGTTTACAGCTATAAACTTCAAAAATAAATAGTAATGAGTTTTGATAATCACCTTAAAAACGAAAACAACTGATCAAATTTAACATCTTGAGCTTCTTTAGTGCTTTTGTTTCTATTTGCTTTATTCTCGCGAAAGATAAATGTTCGCGTTCTGCTACTTCTCGCAATGTCATGGACCCGTGCTCATAAACAGAGACCAGGGTGCAGTTATATTCGTCTGGGAAATCCTGCCAAAGGCGACATTCTTTCTCTTTACACTGCTTCTTTCTCCTCATGCATTTTCGAGTGCACTCGCGCAAACCATCAATTTTCTTCATAACTCTGGGTGCTCCTCTTCAATGAGATCAAATATGTTCTCTAACTCTCCGTCGTTCAATCCAAAATCTTCCATCTTCTGCCTTCCTTTGTCTCTCAACTGTTTTGATTTTGCTTTCTTCTTCTTGTTTTGTGGCTTTATCTCATCGATATAACTTTGTATGCGCTCATCGCCATCAAGATAGCCAGCAATGATAGCGCGAAAGAACTTTGATTGAGTTACTCCGTCGTGACGCAACTTTAAGATAAGTTTAGCATGTTGGTGTGTGTTTTCAACAAACGCAACCTTCTTGTCTAAATGTGGATTTGCGACATCATCCGGCATCACCATTTCCTAGTGGTGATGTGAGTGCGACTTTCCGATAAGCCAGATGAAGTTTGCGTAACAAATTGTGCTCGATGTTGTAGTCTTTTCAAATTTCTTGCACCACTATAAGAAAATCCAGACCGAATGCCTTTTTCCAAATCCTGTAGGATAGTATTAACAGTTCCTCTGTGTGGTACGCGACTAGCGACACCCTCAAAAGAAGAATACTTTCCTCGCCAATCGATTTGTGCCTCTTTAGAGGCCATTCCGCGATAAGTTTTCCACTGGAAGCCGTTGGTGTCCTTAAAAATTTCTCCAGGTGTCTCGGTGGCTCCTGCGAGCAAAGAACCCACCATCACAGCGTCTGCTCCTGCTGCGAGCGCCTTCACCATATCGCCAGAATTCTTGATGCCTCCATCGGCAATAATTTTAACGTCTCTTGTGGTCTTCGCGCACTCAAGGATGGTTTGAAAGCCCGGCAGGCCATGGCCTGTTTGAATACGTGTCGAGCAAATTGAGCCGCCACCGATATTGCACCGAACACTATCTGCTCCCCAGTCGGCAAGATCATTAATTCCCACCAAAGTAGCAACATTTCCAGCCATGATATGAAGATCGTTGCCAAATTTTCTTCGAAGCAACTTTAACGCCTCGTTCATCATAATATGGTGGCCATGAGCCACATCTACGCACAAAAAATCTACGCCACCATCAACCAGGGCGACGGCTCTTTCTAAGTAATCCCCAGAAACACCAATGGCCGCACCAACGATAGCGGGCGATGTTACTTTTTGTACTTCACACACTTGCTCTTCAATTGTGTTGTAGCGATGAATAATGGCACTAGCGCCGACTTTGCCCATAGCTTCGGCCATCGCGCCTTCTGATATTGTATCCATCGGGGATGCAAAAATAGGCAGTTGAAGTTTGGTGCCCTTTCCTAAATCAGTTGATATATCAATTTCCGAGCGCGAGCGAATGTCAGAGTATTTCGGCATAAGAAGCACATCATCGTATGAATATGTTCTATTCATTTGTTTCCCTTTCGATGAACGCTCTTATGTATGCCGGCCGATACCATGTGAAAGGATTTGGCTCTGGCGGATCTTTCAAAATACTAATTTGTGGTTTTTCGGGCCCCGGCTTAATCAAAGAAATACTAGGCACACCATTGATATCAATAAAGGAGGAAATATTCTCAACACCATCTATATTAAACGCAAAAAATTTAAGATCTTTATACTCATCTGAAATCTGGTCATAGGCATCTTTAAGTCGATGACAATAGCTACATCCGTTCGAATAAAACTTTATCACGCAGATGGAATCGTCTTTTGTGTTTTGATTTAAAAGGCGAACAAAAGATGCAAATGATAATCTTTGTACTGTCATGTTTGTTTCCTTTTATGCTCTTCTGCTACCTTGCAGGCCATGTCCCAACATTCTGGACAATATAATCTCACGGTATCCTCATCTCGCACAACGATGTTCCAAGTTGCCGCCATTTCTTTGCTTTTCTTATCAAATGGCTTTAGGCACGCTAAGCATTCCTCCGGAAGATTCTCAAACTGGAAAATTTTCTGGGAAAGCTTTTTGGTGGATTCTTCCCCCATTTTCTTCTCCATTATTCGACGTTGCTTACGATTCATCGATTCATCGTTCCGAATATTTGCTGAGAACTCCTTCCGTCGAACACAACAACTGCGGACGGAAATGGGGCGCTATTAACGCTGTCTCCAAACTTTAGCCGACCTTTGAGAAAATATACCTCTGAAGCCTTCATCACATAATTGTGCCAATACTTCGTGTCGGTGCGTGATGGGATAAGCATAACCACTCGGGTTTTTCCGTCTCTTGATACATCATAACCCTTCTTGATCCACTTGTCAATACCTTTTCCATATGGAGGATTGACAAATGCAGTGTGCCCTGTCCAATCTTTTGATAGTCCATCTTCTGCTTCTGTGTAGAAGTTGGCACACTTTGTGTTATGTGGATTAGCGCACGGATCCAGGTCAAATGGGCCAAAGCGCCAGTTAAGCTTGTCGAAGAACTCTTGAGGGGTTGCCCACTCGCCTGTCTTTGAGCTAAACATTGTTTTTTGTGTTTTTTTATCCATCTGTGCTCCCCAGGGCGCCATCGCCTCTATTGCTAATTGTAATAGGATAAGTATAGAGTGTGCCTTCGGTATTCTCGCACGGATTAAATGGTATCACCGGCACCATCACAAGTTGCGCGATCTTATCGCCGTCTTGAATGACGCGAGTTTCGCGCCCAATGTTGTGAAGATTAACGAAAACTTCGCCATCATAACCAGAATCAATCACACACGCGCCCACAATCAAACTAAGTTTGGATGCTACGCTTGAGCGATTCTTCACCTCAAGCATATAACCATGGGGCGTTCCAAACCGCAGGCCTGTCGGAATCAGCCGGCTGGTGCCTGGGTGAATCGCGATGATCTCCTGCGGCTCTGTTGCCGAATAAAACACATCCAAGCCAGCATCTGATGGATTGGCGCGCTGCGGCCGGTGGGCACTTTCACGCGTCTTTGTGTATTCTACTATCATTCTTCTTCGTCTCCTATAAGTCCTGCGAGCATGTTGAAATTTTCAACAACCTCGTCAATGTTTACCTTACCCTTGTAAAGTCGGTACGCCTTCACAGCCGCACGGATCTCGTCAGTATTGAGCCAGCCGTTCTCGCGGAACTCAGAGCGTAGCTCTCGCTTTTGCTCTTTGTATGGTTCGATACACTCTTCAATCGCCGCCAATGAACGAATATATTCCTTGACGTAGCGCTTTCTTTCTTCATTAGTTGAAGCCATTTTATCCCTCCTTGGATACTTTATTATTGTAACAAACTGCGATCTGTCTGTCAACTATTATTTGAAATCAAATTCAACTTTTACGCCAATCTTCATCTCGGGTACATGCAGCTTGTTAGCAAGCCTGTGGCGGCGGCATTCTTTCGCATCAAGAAACCAATCAGCATGTCCTTTCTCGTGAACAATGTCTAGAAAATAGTTTTCTTCATGGTCGCAGTTCTTTGCCATCATCTTGTAAACTTTTTGATTTAGTCTCTCGACTTCTTGGGCATTCGTTTTGATTTCCTCAACCTTGCCCCACCCCATCGAACTCACATCGTGGATCATCACAGTTGCATCAGGATCCATATAGCGTCTTCCCTCTGTGCCAAAACTAAAGAGGATGGCGCCGCATGACATTGCCTTGCCCTGAACAATGGTGGCCACGGGGATGCGAGAGTGTTGAATGTCAGAAATCATCGACATTAGGCTGTAGACTTGGCCGCCGTAACTATCAATTATAACCGGCAAGACAGGCTGGCCTGTGTTTTGCGCTCTCGCCACATCCTTGGAAAATTCCTGCGCCGATTTCTCGTCAAACTTGTTGACGCGAATAACTACGGGCAGACTCTCGCTTCTAAACTTTACCTCTTTAAGAAGAGGACTCGGTAAATATATAATGTTCATGTTTTATCCTAGTAGATTGTGTTTTTTCTGATAGCTTCATTAACCGGGAATTGATCGGCGGGGTATTTGCTTACTGTAAAATGGGCGGCTTCGATATTTCTATAGTTATTTAACTTGTAATAATGAACTTCTTCCGTCTCAATATCGACGCCGGCTAGCCAATGAATTCCAACATCAGCATAAGTAATGGTATTTCTTTTCTTTCCGTTCTCGGTCACCTTTTGGTTGTCCCTCTTGACTGATTGACGAAGCACTCCATTTTTTAATTTTTTAACCTGTATGGTCTCAAAATAATTGGGCGTTACCTCTACAATAAAATCATAAGGGGCATCACGGGCCCCATAATAGGTGCGCCAGCCTTTTTTACACATCTCTTTGTGTACGATAGCTTCTGCTATGTCTCCATCTCTATCTGTGTCTATTTTATACATTTCTTATCCTAGTAATTTAAATGTTTTGCCTATGGCGTAGGTTGAAAAACCCCAGTTCTCGTCGTACTTTAACTTAGCCATATATGGGCGGTTCAAATGAATACGATCTTTCTCGGGCCTAACTCCCCAGCATCTGATCTTAGTTAGTTCGTTGTTGGAGTCAATCACCTCAACAATCCAATAGTTCTTTCCGTTCTTTGTCTTTCTCGGGACAATCTTGCGCGGGATAAACCAGCACACCTGTAGTTCCTGATCGAACTCCGAAATTGGAGGAACGAACTTCTCTTGTAAGCGTTGCACTGTTGCCGGCGGAATTACCAAGTTAATCGGAAATACACCCGTCAAGTCTGTCTTGAACTGAATGATCTCCTCCTCGGTGAAATCTCCCTCTGGTCGGTAAAGCTCCAAATTCTCAGAAAATCTCTTGGGATTTTTTGGGCGATCTACGATACACGCAGACCAAAAATGCTTTCTACCAGTGAAGCGATCGTCAATGATATCATCGAGAGCACCAGCACGACAGAGCGCATCTAACGACTTTTTGTTCAGCTTAGAGTATGTGATACCCTCGTTGAACAAAAGCTCTTCGGCGTTGTTAAGCGGTCGGTTGGCAAGGATCTGATCGATAGCTGCCATGCCTAAGCCCTTGATAGACGTGAGCGGCTGAATCATTGTCTTGGCGTCATCGCTGATCTCCCATACCACACCTGACTTGTTAATGTCTAGTGGTCTAATGCCAAATCCATATTTCTTAGCGATGTTGATTGCCTTCTCCTTTCTAGTCTCGGGCTCCTTGTCGAGGAACGCTGCCATCCATTCTGCAGGGTAGTAGTTCAGCAACCACGCGCACTGAAACGAGATGATAGAATAGCTCACCGCATGCGACTTGTTAAAGCCATACCCTGAGAAAAACTCAAACTTGTCCCACAGATCTTGTGCTTGATCTCGCGCAATGTTGTTGGCAACGCAACCCTTAATGAACTTTGTGTGAAGCTTGTGTTTTACAGATCCCTTGCCTGTTCCTTTCTTCGTCAGTACCTTGCGCAACATGTTGCCTTCATCAAGAGTTAAACCGCCGAGCTTGTGTGCCAGCAGTGCGATCTGTTCCTGAAAGATTAGGAAACCGAACGTCTCCTGTGTGATCTCACAAGCCTCGTCTGATAGATATGCGATTTGGTGTGGGTGCTCCTTAGCCTCCACATAATCAGCGTCAACACCAGCCGATAGAGGCCCAGGACGAAAGATGGAAGTCACCGCTGACACGTCAATGATATTGTGTGGCTTGACCTTCGTGCAAAATCCTTGCGCTCCCTGCTCTGTGAACTGGAAAACACCTGCCCACTTACCGGCATGGAAAATGTTCTCGTATACCTCTTGGTTATCCAAGTCAATCCTGTCAGGATGAAGATTTTCGTTGTAATAGTCGCGCACCTGTGTGAAAGTTGGCTCGTCAACTCCGTGATGCCGGCGCAGGATGTGTTCGATGGCGCCTTCCATCATCTTTAACGTAGATAGACCAAGCAAATCGAACTTAATGAACCCCATCGGCTCAAGGTGCCTAACGTTCTGCCCTTCTGCCCACGGAGCCTGACGCACACCACCAGAATTAATCAGGGGCATGCTGCTGTCGAGGTCTTCTGCGATCACAACGCCACCAGCGTGACGTGAGCACGACCGCACCTGACCAACAAGACCTTCAACGTGAGCCCTAACTACTGGATACTTGTTCAGGTATGCGCGCAGAGACGGCGAGAATTCCATCACCTCCTCCCAGGTCGGCGCATAGATGCCGGCTTTGATGCCGTGCTTCCTCTTCGCCTCGGGCGTTGCCTCGCGCATCATAACAGAAGTAACCGTGTTTGCTTCCACAAATGGTACGTCATAAAATTTTGAAATGTCCTTAATCAAAGATCTCAACTGCAACGTGTTCCAGTTAGAAATCGGAGCAACACAATCCTCTCCCCACATCTCCACGAGCTTCTCCTTAAGGGCCATGCTGTCTGACACATCATAATCAATATCAGGATAATCGGTGGCATCCGAACGCAAAAAGCGCGAGAACAATAAGCCGTGCCTGATGGGATCAACCTGCGTGATGCCCAGCGCATATGCCACCAGCGATCCTGCGGCGGATCCTCGGCCGGGGCCAGCAAGCATCATTTCTGTGGCCACATCGGCGATCGACTTCATCGTCAAGAAATACTTGGAGAAGCCTCGATCGTCAATCACATCGAGTTCGTGCTTAAGACGCTGAATGTACTCGGGATTTTCCTGAAAGCCTCGCGCCTTCAAGCCTTCTAACGAATATTGAACGAGAGCCTGAGTCGCCGTGAAACCGGCCGGAACTACAAAACTTGGGAGACGGACCGTATTATCGGGAAAGAACTTTTCGATGCGGTCAAAGGCGATATGATGCGTTTCTTCGATGCTTTGGAGCACCAGCGCGTCATCATATTCAAAGCCTCCTTCTGTCGCATACTTTTTGTAGCTCTCCCACATCTCATCACCATTCTTTGGATAGAGTTCGTAGCCTACTTCTGCCACACCATCGGGAAGTTCTGAAGTCATATATTCTGGAAGTCCTCCCTTGCCAAGCCAACCCAATCGAGCATATAGTTCTCGATCTTTCCAGGCTGTGGGATTGGGGTAGTGGCTGTCGGCTGTGCTCAAAAGTTTAACGTTGTGCTTCTGTGCGGTCTGGATAACAAACTGATTGAGTTTGTGTTGATCCTCGATGTTGTTCCACTGAACCTCAGCATACCAGCGGTCACCAAAGATGTCTACCATCGCTTCGGTTGTCTCGCTCATCGCGTTAAGCACAGCCTCATCGCCTTCGTCTCGGTTCTCCCAGTAGTTACCGGCGTATACACCACCCAGACATGCAGATGCGGCGATGATGCCCTCGTTGTACTTCTTTAGGAGCGCATAATCAATGCGAGGATACCTGTAAAAGTTTTCTGACTGGTAAGACTCAGATACTAGTTTAAAGAGGTTGTTGAGCCCTGTCTGATTCTGTGCTAATAGGACGAGATGTCGACGACGGCGAAGGATATCTTGCGTCTTCTTGCTACTACCGGCGTCTTCAACGGTGGCCCCTGATTGGCCGGTCTTCTTGACGGTGCGTGCGCGCTTCTTGTCTTCCATTGCTGTCTCGTATTCCTCTCGCCACTCTTCAATAGACGGGATGAAATACGCCTCACACCCATAGATAGGCTTGAAATCCCTGCCTTCTTCCTGCATCTTCTTGGCGTGCAGAACCTGATACGCTAGGCCGTTCATGTTTCCATGATCGGTGAGCGCCAGTGCCTCTCCTCCATTGTCGTAGCAAAAATCCATATGCGCCTGGGGATATCCCAACGCATCAAAGATGGAACCTGCTACACTATGGGCATGAAGGCCCACAAACTTGATCTTCGATGTCTTTCGACTCATTTTTCCTCCTTGAAATTTTAATCCAGATGCCCCACAGAATAGGGACAGCAATAGGGTGAACACACAGCAACCAACTTAGCGGGGCGCCGGTGAGAAACCAGGGATTGACGTTGTTGCCTAGCCATATAAATAGCAGTGGGAACATGATATCTTCAATGATTTCCCAGACAATAAATATGACAAGGAACGCCAGTCCGTGTTCTTTCAATAGTTTTTTGAAATAAGACCACTTAAAATGTCCAAGCTTGTGAGTAAATCTGTGCCACAAGCTTTTAAGTATCTTCATCTGTTCCCTCGACCCTATATGGTATTTTACCGTGTTTGTGGGCCTTTGTCAATGGTTCATGTGGCTTTTCTATAAGTTTTTTTGAGCCTAGATAGGCACAATAGTCGCTCCACTTTGAAATATCATAATACCAATCAACGTCTTTTTGGATTTTGTTTTTCTCGGATAGTTTCTGGAATATCTTGCTCAGTGGGTACTGGCGCGCCGACCATCGCTCTGCGAATGGCAGTTTCTGCGTCGGGAAAATTTGGCCGGGTGAACGGGGTAAATATTCCCGCGAGGTCGTTTGGTTTATGTAGTTTCA